GGCGCCTGCTCCGACCAGGGATTGAGAACCTCGCCACCGAAGGGCTGATCGGACTCCTCAGCGTTAAGGATCTCGATGAGCTCCTCGGCCGTTGTCGCCTCGTCGAGCGCCGCGTCCAGAGATGCGTCGCCGGGCAGATCCTCGGTCAACGACTCGGCGAGCTCGGCGCCCTCCATGTCCTCGCCCGCTTCGAGGTCCGCGAGCAGGCCCGGGGCGCCCTGGCGACGCGCTTCCGACTGAGCGTTCCAGGCCAGTGCCTTGTCATCACGCACCCCGCGCTGGTAGTTGCTGGCCCACGACTGCGCGGCCGTCTCCAGCTGCCGGTCGGAGTAGTCTCCCGTCCGCCTCATCCGCCGAATAAATCGCCGGAGCGCCCGGCGCCCTTGCGGGTCTAACGCTGCAGTGTCCGTCGCCATGATGCCCCCTTCCTACCGATCCCACCGACCGAGCGCACCGATGGAGCGCACGTCGTCTGGATTCTCCGCATAGTCGTACCTCTGGGTGCCGAAGCTCGCCCAGTTGGAAACCGTATCGCCGTAATCGGCCTCGACGTCCGCCGCCCCCATCGCCGCCCCTGTGACGCCTCCCGCGAGGCCGCCGATCAGGATGCCGAGGGGGCCGAACATGGAGCCCGCCTGGGCGCCGCGGGCGGCGTGAACCGCCGCCGCGTCGAATGCCCCCAGGCTCTCTGCTTCCACCTCCTCGATTTCCTCCACCTCGGGGATGGCTGCTCTGCGCTGCTGCATCGCGCCCCCTGCCATCGCGGCGCCCGCCATCCCGGCAACCGGCGCCGCGGTTGTGAGTGCCCCCACGGGACTCGGCCCCATGCCTGACTGAGCTGCCGACCACTGGCTGGCAATGCCCGTGTAAGGCGCCTGGCGCTTGGCCTGCGCATCGGCGAGACCCTGGATTTCGGCGACGTCGGCAGCGAGGCGAATCATGAGGTCTCCGTTGTGGCGATCTTGTCCAAACCAACCTTGACACCGCAGAGCAGCGTCAGCATTTCGGCCTGCCACCCGGTACAGTCGGACGGTAGGACGCCGGCGGGGACATATTCGCTAATGCGCACGCTCATCGACTCGCACTTCTGGCGACGTGGACGCATGCGCAGCTTTATCCGCCCCCCGGTCGCGGGCGCATCGAAAGAAAACGTTTCGGTGGGGGCATCGATATAGTCGTACGACAGTTCGACCCGCATACCGCTCGCGCTCTCAGACGATCCCTCGATCTGCAGCTCCCACACGCGCCCGAAGCCCTGGATCCTCCCCATGGCCAGCCAGCCCGTCTTCAGGGACATGAGGCCCGTATCGGGCGCGCCGGGGGTCACAGCTGCGGGCTGATCCGTGGGCGCCACTAGCTGGGCGCCCCCTGGGACCGTCTCCGCGGTCCAGGGCCGCCCGCGCCTCTCCGTCGCGGTGAAGACCGGGTTCTGCTCCTGGAATGTCTGCCACTGGTCGCGCAGGTAATTGAACACCCAGCGCTCCCCGCCCTCGGTGTAAAAAATGACCTCGCTGCGAAGCCCGTCTATGGCGGTCGCCGAGACAACTCCCCCCGCCGTGGTGTCCTCGTAGGGCAGCCCGACGTAGGTCATCGAGAGGCGGCGGTCGATGCGGTAAAACCCGCGCTCGCCCCGGAACATGCATCCAAAGTCACCGTACACGACGCTGCGCGCGTCGGTGCATCCCACCGTGTCCGTCAGCGCTGCCGGCTCGGCGAAGCCGCTCCCCTGGCCCGTATCTGACGGGCCTTCGCCGTATGTGTAGTACACCGCGTGCGAGGAGAATAGGAGCACGCGCCCATCGGGTAACACGCCGATGGCGGTGAGCGGATCTTCCGCTCCAGGGACGCGGATGGTGAGGTTGCCGTTCCATTCGGGCGCGTACCCGCGACGCAGAAGTTTCGAGTACTGCACCGTGCGAGGATTGATGGAGCTAACGCTCCAGCACCGGGAGTTCGCCGCGGCCACTGCTACCGACGGCTGCGGGGCGTCCGCAGCGAGCTCGCCAGAGTCGGTGTAAAGAGCCTCCTGAGAGCCTGGCCGGGCAGCTCCGAGCCCTACATTCAGGAGGGACAGCGAGGCGTCGTTTTGGGGAGGCACGACCGGTGCGATCGGCAGGCTGGCTGTGAGGGCCAAGACAGTGAGCTCCGCGGTTCCCACCTGGGTGGGCGGCGTCGACCCATCGGGCCCCGACACGTAGAGCTCGACGATGGCTGTGCCCGAGTTCGGCACGCCGAACAGCACATAGGGTATGGGCTGGACATGCCCGTAGCACCTCCGGTAGGTAACCGGGGACGGCCCCGGCTCGTACTGCGCAGCCAGGGCGGTGGAGTGGGGCACCGTCCGGTGCTCGCCTCCGGACTCGTCGTACGTCACCGCGTGCGCAGCGTAGCCAAATGTCTGATACTCCGCGGTGGGAAGCGCACCGACGAGCGTATCGGCGAGCAACAGACCTCGGTCGACCCACAGGGAGTCGTCCGCACTTGCCTGGACGATTAGCCTGACGTACTCGACGATCGGCTGCGGGCCCCACCCGCCCGCCAGGCCTTGCGGGCCGGCAGTCGTCACGAGCTGCGCCCCACTTGCAAGGGCGTAGTCTCCGGCCACGGCGGTGTTAATGGCAGGCTCTGGGTCCAGTAGACCGATGAGGGGACGGGACTTGGAGGACCCGCCACCGGTCTTCACCTGGGCCTCGTCGGCAGCGGTTTCGTCTGACGTATACTCCAGCGGCGACGAGCGCTCAAACGAGAGCATCGCAACGCGCCCATCGGGGCGGGTGTACAGATTGGTCCGAATCTGAAACATGTTGTTCTGATAGGTCCCCAGACACTGGGATCCGGGCTGGAGCTGCAGAACGGCCAGCGGCTGCCACCGCACGCGCGGTACGTCGCTAAAGCGCAGGGTCGCGAGCACCATCGTCGAGGTGGGTGCGTCGGCCAATGCGGGGGGAACCTTTTGCGCGATCGCCGTGCGGTCGTCTCCGGGCGCGCCCACGTACAACACGACCGACGGGCCCAGACCGTCGAGCTCTTCGGCGTGCGAGCCGATGACCGCCCCGGTCAGGCGTCCGAAGTTTTCCCCCTGCGAGGGAAGGACCGCGCTCACCTGATAGTGGTCGACGACGCCCGCGAAGGCCACAGGCGGATCACTGATCGTAAGAGGAGGCGACGGCGCAGAGGGCGGGACATTGAGCCCCGTTGTCATCCTCTGGATTCCTACCCAGTAGCTGGTTATATCCCCCACGTCATTGCGGATGGGTACCATGAACGAGCCACCCCAGATGCCGCACTTCATCATGTAGGTGCGGTAGGCGTCGGAGTCCGTCAGGGACATGCGGGGGAAAGCGGTCCTTCGGTCGATGGTCAGGGCGAGCTCGTTGCCGGCGCCCGTCGGCCCCGGTGGCAAGCCGGCAACGTTGGGCAACAGCGAGTCGGCGACTAGCTCGGCCCCTGCGGTCAGGGCGTAGTCATAAAAGACGAGCGTGCCCAGGTACAGGATCATGCAAACTTTTTCAGACGTAGCGGCGGGTCCGGGCCCCTTGGTGTCGTGAAGCCCGATCGGGAAATAGGTCCGGTAGTTTAGCGGCCCCACCGACGGCTGTATCCGCGCTTCGGGGACGATGCTGCTCGTGCCGGCGTCCCAGCTCCACTTGGAGACAAAATTCTCAGGGACGCCCAATCCCGGCACGTCTTTCCAGTGCAGGGCATACACGCCCTGGCCGGGAACGTAGATCAGGTCCAGAGGCGATCCCATGGTGTCGCCGTTGGGATCGAGAATCGTCGAATCCAGCAACACGCCGTCGGCGTCGTACACTGAGAGACGCGAGCCCGGCTGCACCGGGTCAGCGTTCTCATTGTTCGTGGGGTTGGGAAGCGTATTGGTGATGTCGCGAATCCCTGTCCCGGTAGTAGCGCCGGGACCAGGTGATTCGCGCGTCGCCATCGTAAAGCCGAACTGGGTGTTGCCTACCGCCGATTCGACGACGTAGCCCTGGGCGGACAGCATCCAGAATATCCCGTTCTCGGGATCTGCGCGGAGACGCGAGAACGTGGTAGGCCCCCCCGTGATATTGTTACCGTCCGCCTGGTAAGCGGCACTTTCGGCGGGCTCGACACCGGGCACCGTTTGTTCGGCGCCTATCTGTGTCTCGCCGTCGAACATCGCGTAACGAGAATTCCCCGCCTCATAGTAGACATAGGATCGCGGGAAACCGCTTACGGCGGCCGATCCCTCGTAGTACATACTGGGCGTGGGCGTGGGGCCTCCGGCGTTACTGCCATCTTGCTTCAGTACATAGGTGCCGCGCGGGTCGACGTTCCACACGCACATGGTACGGATGGTGCCGTCATCGAGTTCGAGACTGGCGTGATCGGCGAAATCTTTCACCGCATCGCTTTCGGTCGGAGAGTAGGCGCGCAACACGCGCCCGGTCACGGGACTCGCGTAGCTCTCCGACGAGCCGCCGTCATCGCCGTAACGGTTGACGAGTGTGGGCCGAAAAGAGACCGTCGAATCCGTGGCGTACTCAATCGCCAGGGTGTCCTCGGCGATAGCCCGCGGGTCGGTGAGGCCGTCCTTCTTCTCGTAGGCGCCGCCCTTGATGGAGACGCAATCGGTCACCTCCCGCAATCGCGGGGGCTGGGTGACCACCGGGACCGTACCCTCATCCACATTGCCGCCCAGGGGCACCTCGACTGGAAATTTATCGAGCGCCATCAGAACACCCAAAATTCGGCTTCGACGCCATCAGGCTCATCGTCCTGCTGGACGCAGATGAATTTCGATTTGTCATAGGCCTTGGACGTCGGGCAGTAGATGGAGACGGGCTTGTTTTTTAGCGAGACGTTCCAACCGCGGTACGGACGCCCGAGCTTGTGGGGGATAAGGGTGGGCTGACTGGCCGGGACCATCTTGCGAGGGGTCAGCGTACCGTTGCTCGCTTGCGCGGCTCCGTTGCGCGACGCGGGCCCAAGCGCGTTACGCTCCACCGAATCGAGACCGTCTTGGGCAGAGTTCTGCGTTCGATCCGTGGAGCCCCCCTGCAGCCTATTGAATCGCGCCGCCATCAGTAATTCCAAAAGTTGGGCCAGTACTGCGGGAAATAATAGGGGTACGCCCGCACCTGGAGCCCCGAGGTGGTGTCTTGAACCTTCTCAGGGAACTCGGCCTCGCGATCCGGAATATTGGCTAGCAGCCGCTCCGTGATCTGCGCCTTCTGCACCAGCAGCTGTTCGGCGGACGATTCCTCCTTGCCCAGCATTCGCGCCGCTACATCCACGACCATGTATTCGTCCCAATGGGCGAAGCCGGGCACGATCTGCTCTTGCTCGGCGGACGAGGGTGAAATGAACTTCGGAGGCAGCGGTATGTACCACACCGAAATGAGCCGCGGCTTATCCGTCAGGTCGGGCGGCTCGGGCGTGAAATAGAGACGCTGCTCATGTATCCATGTCGCGGCGATTCCCGGAGAGGGGAAGGGCCCGACGACGGGCACGTTGCCGACCTGTCCGGCGGGGGCGCCTGGGTTGCTATCGGCGGCGGTGTTGATCGCGCCGCCCAGGCGGTAGCGCAGATCCATCCCCTTCATGAAACTTCCGTTACGCGGGGAGTTCATGTAGCGCTGAGTGAACGTGTAGGGCCGCATCATCCAGGGGATGCCGTCGCCGAAATGCGCCTCGACGCCGAGGAGGCGATAAAAGTCAGGCGGAAGCACCGCGTAAGTGCCGTCCTGAGCACCGCGAACCATATAGCCGTCGGGACTGGGCACGGGCGCGGCGGCGGGCGGGTTCTCCTGGATCCACGCCCGCCGCAAGAAAAACTCTTGCCCGGCATTCTGCACAATCAGGTCATAAAGCTCACCCAGCGATTCGTTGAGGTACGAGGAGATCTCCTCGTCCGTTACAAATTGCGTACCGATCATGTCGGCACGTTGCCGACAACGGGTGATCAGATCAGCGAGCGATACCTGATTGTACATGGACTAGCGCCCGCGCCGATCTCGACGCGTGGCGTCGTAGGCGGCCATTCCCGCTGACTCGCGCACTCGATCGCCGAGCGTCTGGTGATGACGATCGTACAGGTCGTGGTGCTTGCGAGCCACGTGGTGAGTCATGCGGCCGTGACGCGCCGCGCGCTCTTCGCGCCCGGGTGGCACCACACGATCGGAGTGATGAGCGGGACCGCTCTTCTCCTTGTGCCACTTGTCGATCAGAGCGCGCTCTGCCATCCCGACGGCCTCGCCGCGGCGACCCTTGTGCGCCTTCCATCTGGCCTTCATGCCGCGCTTCATGTCGGACTTGGCAGCACCGACCGCCATCGCCCTCCGTCCCTTTTTGCTGACCTTCATCTTCTCTTACCGCCCTTTCCAGCAGGCCTAGCCCGCTTGAAGTATTCGACCTGCCGAAGCCTCTTGAGGGCGGCCTCCCGGGTCTTGTACGGGCCGCCGAGCCTCTTCGAGCCCGTCGCCTTGCCGCTTCGTACCTCGTAGCCCTTGGACGTTTTCTTAATCATAGGATGGGCCGCGCGGGAGCAGGAGGCGGCATCGGCGCAAACTCGGGCGCGATGATCGAGCTGTACTTGGGCGGCCCCACCTGGCTCACGATGGCGGTCACACACAGTGCCTGGTCAACGTCCAGGTCCGTCCCAGTCTCGGGGGAGGTGACAATGTCCCGCAGAGTGATCATCACGTGAGCGGGCGCCCCGGTCCCGACGTCGCCGTCAAAGGTTCTGACCATGCCGTGGATATTCTCGCTCCCCGCAGTGGAGCTCAGCAAATCTGCCGACGCATAGACAATCGGAGTGATGCCGTCGGCGTCGAGCTCTGCCATCCAGATCACCGGACCCGGAGGCGGCCCCACAATGCGAGACCATTTCAACGCGCCCTCGATGCGGTAGACGTTGGGATCATCGACGGCCGCGGGGTCTCCCCCTAGGTACGTGATGCGACCGCTCGTTAGAGCGTGGCCGCGACCGTAACACCATACGGGTAAAGAGTCGTTCTGGATCATGCTCCATCCTCCTGCGCATACGTCCGACCGATCGAGGTGTTTTGGAACCACAGGGAAATCATGATGGCGTCACCAGCACCCAAAAGCACCGGCACCTGCTGCCCGTCCCAATCGACCATCGAGATGAAAATCTTAGACAGCGCTTTGTCCCACTGCACAACCGGGAAACCGCGGCTAATCCCGGGCTGGTCGTTCTGGGAGATGTCGAAGCTCAGCAGCTCCAATTCCCCCGGTGCATCGATGACGAAATTCCACTCCCCTGCGTACCTGTTGGGGCCTGGGCTCCATTCGGTGACCTCCACATCGGCGGGCGGGATGGTGCACCTCAGCTCGTTGTCCGCGGACTCAAACCGCGCCCGCCAGAGAATGCAGTTTCCCCCGAGGGATTCGATCGGCATTTTGTTCGAATAAAGCGGCATCAGGGGGCCTCGATTACTAGGTTTGGACGCTGTGGCGCAGACTCGTAAAGGTGCACCCAGAAATAAAGGCGCTCCCCATTCTGGATCTCGACCTCTTGCGGCGGGCCACCAGGCGGTCCCGGTTGCTCGTAAATCGTAAACTCGATCGTGCGCGACGCTCGATCGTAGGTGTGGACGATCTGACGAAAGTCATCGTCGGGGTTGGCGGGCTGATAGGCCGTACACACGCCGACGATATCGAGCGAACCGGTTCCCGGCAGCGTCACGCGGTAGCGATACTGACCGGGCGCGGGAGGGGCGACAGAAATCCCACACTGGGGGGGGGTGACCTGAAGCTCGTCGCCCACCGCTGCGGCGACCCGTTGCAGGTGACCGGCGAGGAGCACGTCCCCCGGTCCCATGGTCGTAAAAAAGTCTAGCGTTCGTTGTATGGGCATCGTGTTCCCGTAGTTCAGAGGTTCAGGATGTGGGGTCGGCCGGCTTGGCACGTACATTGAGATCGTCGGACACGATCACTACGCTCGCCGATGTGATCTCATCGCGCATGGGAAGAGCTGTACGCTGCACCCGCGGGGGGATTTTAGCCAGGATCGACTCGACCGCCTCGGCCGCTCGCTTCAGAATATTGCTCATTCTCCACTCCCCAGCTCACTCCAGGTGAACGGTCCCAGATCATAAACCGGCGTCACGCTGCCATCCGCTGCAGACGAGTTCTTCTGCCACACTGAGACGTTCACAGCGGGAGGCTGGAGCGCCGCATCCCCTGAGCACGGCCGCGTAAAGGCTCGGCCCAGCGGCACAGGAACCCAGTCGCTTGTTGCCGTCTGCTGAAGCACCCACACCCGGATCACAGGCGCGAGCTTGAGCACAGTCGTGGAGACCGTGTCGGGGCCAAAGGTTCCGTCAGGCTCGGTGTTTGTCTGAATCTGCTCCACCCCCGTGACCTTGAGGACCAAATCAGCGCGGGCTGCGTATACCGAGCCCGCTACGATCGCGTCGAGGCTGGGCGTAGTCGGAGAGATCACGTCCGGGAACGTCCCCAGTTCACCCGGGTCCTGACCGTACGTGAACGCGTCCCCGTAGGGCGCTTCCCACCCCGTACCGGGCCCCGGATTGGTCACACCAGGCGGGGTGAGCTGCAGGCAGGCGCTGCCGTCGACCGAGTCGAAGATGGGCGCATCCGGGTGAGGCTCAGCCGTGGCATTGTAGGAAAGACTGGCGTTGATCCAGAGCGATTGCATCATCGCGTTTCGAACGTTGGCGATCTGACTCGCGCGCCAGTTCGCGGAGAACGAATCGCCTGGGACATTGACGCCCAGCTTCAGGGGCGGCACCTTCCAGTTGAGGCCGACCTCATACCAGCACGCCGCGCCGGGGGTGGTCGCAGCCCCCGACGTCTGCGCCTGGCCCACGTACTGCGCGCGAGTGGTTCCCAGCCGAGCCTCCTCGACGATGGGAAAGGGGCGGATTTCATTGTCTGTCGGACTGCTACCGGGCAGCAGGCCATTCAGTACCGGCGATATGCTCGCGGGGACGAACGGCGCGAGCGCTTTGCGGTAGGGGAGCGACTTGGTCCCGGTGCCGGTACAAAACACGCCGAAGCTGGTGGCGTTGAACGGCTGGGTATCCGGAGAGTAGGCGGCGCGGAACGTCCCGAAACCGTCCGGCGGGTCGTTGGGCTCGTAAGTGGTGGCGCGGTCGGGGTAGGCGGGAACGTCTGCCGGATCCATGTTAAAGGCGGGCGGCTGGAGCATGCCCGGGTCCGTCGCGTCTGCACCCTGGACGGTCGGTCCACCCGGGTGGGACAGAGTAAACGACGCCACGCACCGACCAGAGCCATACGCGTGGGGGAAATTTTTATCCGACATGTTCGCCATAAAAAAACCTCATGACCGGGCCGCCTGGTGGGGCAGCCCGGTCAAAACGGATCACGTTGCGAGTGCGATGCGTGCATTCCAACCTGGGGCCGTGCACCCCAATTGTGCATAATATCCACACCTTACGGTCACGCTATCGGCATTTTCGGTGCGTAGGAACCTCAAACCATCAGTCATGAGGATCTTCGGCGCCATGCCAAGAGAGTACATTTTCCAGGTGTCAGTTTGGAGCATGTATGCGACGCCGGTCGGACAGTTAGGATCGGCAACGACGCTCACTTGACCGCTGGGGGTGTAGACCTTGACCGAGTCGAAGTACACGTCGGCCACGTCGGAAGAGCGGACCACGTCATAAACGACTTTGCTGCCGAGCGACTTGATCAGCTCCGAGTAGGAAAGCGGGTTCATGAATACGAGGTCCGGACGACCGCCCTCCCGGAAGAGCAGCGAGCCGCCCCCGATGAGCGCCTCTTCGATGGTCTCGGCTGTGCCGTCGTATCGCTGGCCGGCAAGCCTGCTGGCATCGATACTCCGGTCGACCGAGAAGAAGTTGTCGCCCGCGAGCGGTGCCGCGGCTGGCAGCCAACCCTCAAGACCAGCCATCTTGAGAACGTCGCCACCGTTGGCAGCGTCCCCGAGCTGGAAGAGCGAATCGCCGATGGCGATACCGGCGATGACGTTTACCTCGAATGTTCCATTGTCTCGGTTGATGCTCTGAATCACCGAAGGTCCGCCCGTGGTGGCGGCGCCCGGCGTAGCTGCAGCGACGGAGACCAGGGTCATCCCCACCTCAAAGCGCACGATATCCGAGGGATTCGAGAGGGTGATCGTGGTGGCCGCGATATTTCCGACGTCGCCACGCACGCCGAATTGGTTGCGGTACAGGTTGCCCGCCAGGTCCTGAGTCAAGGAGCGCAGGGCGCCATCGATCTCAGACGCGGCCGCCTCCATGAATGCATTCGGTCGACCAACGGAGGCCTCGAGGGTCTCGTTGTCGATGGCTGCAATGGAGTAGTTGCGAACGCGCTTCAGGACGAAATCGGTGTATTCGCCGGGCGTCTGAACGTTGGGATCATTCGCATCGGTGAACGTGGCTGACCGTCCCTGAGGTACGCCAAACTGTACGGGGATGGGCAAATTCTTGCCGCCGAAATACTCGTACTTTGGCACCGCGGCCAGGAAGGGATTGTTTCGATATACGAGGTTTTTGACCCGCAAGTCCGTGTAGTGAACTTTTAGGGCCGCCTCAAACGAGGTGAGATCGAGAGCTGCCATGATTTATCACTCCTGCCATTGAAGAAGCTTTGCGGCTTCTGCAATTGAGGCTTCGCGGTTCATGTTGGGATCCTGGCGAATGCGCTGGTTTTCCGCGGTCTGCATCGCGTTTGTCAGGGTAGAAGATGGTGCGGGCGCCGGGGCGGCCTTAGGGGCTGCTCCTGCGTCGCGCAGTTTGTTTTCGATTAGCTGCCGAGTCGCGTCGGATTCAAGCAGCCTCTCAATTTGACCGGTGAGGTGCACCTCCACTTTACTCGCGGCTTCCTGCTCACTCATCACCTCGCCGGTTTGCTGATGGTGGTTGGTCATCAGCTGCCAGACCTGGTCAGCGCTCCCCGTAATTCGGGTGAGTGGAGTTTCCTCCGAGCTGCCGACGTATGACCTGACCTGCTCCCGAGCCTCTGCCAGTGCCGCCTCCATCCTCGCTTGGTCTGCGGCTTCACGTTGCTGACTGAGCTCCTGACGCATCTGCGCCATTTCGTCGCGGATTCCCGCGACAGGATCATCCTGGCTGGCCAGGCGCTTGGATACATCCTCGCGCTTGATGCCCGAGCGTTCGAGGAACGCTACCGGGTCGGCCTTCGCCAGCTGCTGCAGAGCTTGGCTCTGCTGCACCGCCGCGTTCTGCTCCTCGGCAATCTGCCGGGCTTCGCGGCTGCTCTTTTCCTGGGCCATCAGCGCCCGAAGAGCATCGGCCGCCTTGGGGGTGTTGAGGTAGTCGCGATCCGCACGCGGATCCGCTGCCGGTGTTTCCGGCGCTTCACTTGCCGGCTCGCTCGTCGTTGGTGTTTGCTCGTCTGCCATTGCTTATCCTTAGACCGGCATCGTGCCGTCGGTGGCGCCAATTGCCGTGGGCGGCGCCCCACCCATTCCCGGCGCCGGAGGGGCGCCGGGCATCATCATGCCCTGAGCGTTGGCAAGCGCCTGCTGTCGGGCCTGCTCCATCATCTGGTGTGTTTGCGCCAGATACTCGCGCATAAGCGCCAGGCGCTCGGGCTCTACGTTGTTCTGCTCGGCCTTCATGAGCGCAGCGGTGACCTTCTTCAGGGCCAGCTGGTGATCCTGGTACGGCTCGGGCGGCGTGTAGATGCCCTCATCCAACATCAGCTCGACGTTGCGATCGATGAGCGTGCTTGCCGCTCGGTCAAGGCTGAGCTTTGCCTCCAGGTCGGGGAAATCGAGCAGGTCCTTCGCCTCATCCGGGCCAATCAAGCCGAGCGCGGTGAGCTGCTCGACAAAGGCCAAACGGCCCGACGGGGTGACCGGCAGAGAGCTGCTCGGGTGCACCTTGAGGACGTAGCTGTCGGCGTCCATGTCGACCGCTGCCCAGTCCACGACGTCGATGG